GTCAGGAACCCAAGCCTCTGCTGCAACCCAAACCGTTGTGAAGTTAGGGTCTTTTGTTTGATTTGCAGCAATTGCTTTCAATGCAACTGCTGTTTTGCCATGAGAAGGTTCGCCAATTAATTCATTCCATTGGTTACCAGGAAAACCCCCACCCAAAACATAATCAAGAGTTGTAGACCCACTGGTAAACCTAGGTACAAGGTCAGTACGAATATCACTGGCAAATACAACAACCCCATCACCAAACTTTTTATTAAGTTGAGCAACGATTTTTTTGGCCTCATCAGTTATCATCCGTCTATCCTTCCGATTATTTGTTGTGGATTAAAGTTATTAACTGTGTCATTTCCACGAGCACTCTTTGTACTTCCTTCTACTTTTGCACCAGTTAATGAACCATATTTACTTCCTGATTGCTCTAGGGGATATCCACAGTCATAGCAACGTAACTTTGCTCCAGAAACGCTCATGTAGTTGTTTGATGAACAGTTCGGACACAATTGAGTTTGACTAGCACTTTGTGCTTTTGACACTGCGGTGTGCGCCTGTGGTTGTGGTGGAACGTATGGCGTCATTGGTTGTTGAGACGGTGGCATCGGCATATTTACTGGACGTTGTTGTTGCGCAGGTTGTTGTCCTAATTTATTAGCCCACCAGTTTGCATTACTCATTTGGCCTGACCCCATTTCTCAACTATTTTTACATCTGCAATAAGCGGAAATGTAATCTCTGGAAGGCGAATACCTTCCATTGACTCGCGGATTGCCTCCGCAACATCGTCCGCTAAATCTTCACGAGCAACTGTAACTAACTCGTCGTGCACGGTCAAAATGACATTTGCTCCTGGCTCATCGACAAAGCAGGAGTGTGCTCTGACAATTGCCAACTTCATGATGTCAGCAGCAGAACCCTGAATTACGGTGTTGAATGCCTGTCTTTCTGCTCGTGACTTTAGACCCTGGTCACGACTCTTGAGGTCAGGAATATAGCGACGTCGACCAAACAAGGTAGACACATAAGGCGTTGGTGACTGGGCAGCAGCCATACGGATAACTCGTGCCCTGTATTTTGAAATATCGTTGAATTGCTTTCCAAATCTGTCGAGTAAGTCTCGTGCATCTTTGACAGTGCAGCCGATGCTTTGAGCAATTTTTTCTGGGCCAACACCATAAGCAATAGAAAGCACAAGAACTTTTCCAGCCTTTCGGTCTACGCCCATCGTGTCACCAATAGTTGTATAGATATCTCCACCTTCAAGGTAGTTATTGACCATAATTGGGTCACCAGAGAAGGCTGCGATAATGCGTGGCTCAATCTGAGAATAGTCTGCTACGACTAACTTATGACCTGGTGGAGCGATAAACATATTACGGATAAGTTTGCCGTAGTCACCGCCACTAGGAATGTTCTGCAGGTTTGGGTCGCTACTAGAGAAACGTCCTGTTTCTGCTCCGTGTGGTTTGAAGTTTGTGTGTACTTTGCCATTTATTAGGAGCGATTTCTTTTCAGTCACTTTTGTTTTGCCCATAACCGTGTGGGTAACTTCACCACCAAGATATGGCATTACATAAGTTGTCATTAACTTATTCAAATCTTGATATTCAAGGATGGCATCTACCAGTTCGTCTTTGCTCCTGTAAAACTCAAGAGCATCGGAAGATACCGAATAGTGCTGAATATCCAACTTCATAGGGTTAGTCATCGCCATTTCTTGACCTTTGGCTGTAAGAGCAACCTTGATACGAAGGTTTGGCTTAATGCCTCGTCCCCCATCCTCTTTAGACGAGAATAGCAACTTTTGTTTTTCTTGAACAGAGTTCATTGCGAAAGGCTTTCCGACTAACTTCCAAGCCTTTGCCTTGGCATTATCAATGTCTTTTTCAAGACGCTTCTTTAAACTTGTCAGTTCTACAACGTCTATATTTGCACCTGTTAGTTCCATGTCGCATAACGCTGCAATAACATCCATTTCTAGAATCCAGACGCGTTTGAGGTCGCCCTCTAATTTTGGTTCTAGAACCTTGTATAACTGCCAAGTGGCATCTGCGTCTAATCCTGAATACTTCGCAACATCGCTAAATGAGTGAACCTCAACCTGTGCTCCCACGCCCTTCTCAACAGTTAATCCAAGTTCTCTCTTTGCACAGTCAGCCAATCCAAGGTAGCCACGATTACGATTGTTTATAATAAAAGAAGCCATCATTGTGTCAAAAAACGGTTTGTTTGGAACCTGTCCACGGTAATACTTTGCAATTGACTTTAAATCAAACTTTACATTGTGACCAATCTTTAACTTGTCACTAAAAAATAATGGGTGCAGTGCTTTGAAAACATCTCCAGGAAGAAGTTGTTCTGGAGCAGGACCAAATACTGGTTTCCACTTTGCTTGATTCTTTGAGTAGTCAGTATCTTTTAACTCTTTACCAGCGGCTAACCTGCGCTGACCACTAAGCAACAATTCTTTATCCCAGTTTAAAAACTCACCATTAGGATGTCCCATAGGAATGACATCAACGCGACCATCTGTCGCTAAAGAAATCCATAACACATCGTTTACTACAGGCTGTATGCGGTTTTCACCAACAGACTCAATATCAAATGCAAAAGCAGGTTGTTTACTGTAGTACTTAACTAAATCGTTAAGTTGTTCTTTTGTTGTAATTATATTCATATAACCCTCTCTTTAAGTAGGAGAGCCTGAAATGGAGGTAACAGGCTCTCCCACGTGGAAACAAACTAAGCGATTGAACGAGCAACTTCCAGTAGTTCAGAGCGAGGGGTCTCTCGAATTACTTCGGCTGTATAAGGTTCAGCGGCTGCTACGAGTTCATTTACCGCATCAGCGTTTAGTTTCCACTCCTCGGCAAGGTCACGACCACGGACGAAGTTGAGGGTGTACTGCGTCGTTGGTCCTGTTCCTAGTCGAGAAATCTCCCAGAACTCTTTTGAAAGAGGTCCTTTGCGCTCATCGTCATGCGCTTTCTTAATCTGACGAGCCAATGATGGTGGAGCAGTAAGAATCTGTACGCCTTGCTGTTCACCACTGAGAACTAACACGTTGAATGAAAACTTGCCACGAGGCTTATCACCAAGGATTTCGCATAGTGGGCAGTTTTCTCCGATACAGACGAAGGACTTCTTACCCTTTGGGCGTTCAATCCAGTGCTGTTCGTAAGTTGCAAATGGAGAATCTTCGAGGAACTTCACAAGTTGTGGTTCTTCGGAGAAACGGAAGTCAGTTGGAAACTCAGTTGAGTCTGACTTAAGAAGTGCATCAACGGCATCCCAGCCCTGTTGCACAGTTGTTCCAACCTTTGGTTGGGTATTTTCACTATCTTCATCGAGATAGTTGTCAGCATTTACTGCTGGTTTTGTAATTGGCATTTGTTTCTTTCTTTGGTAGTGAGGCACTGAACAAATCTGTATCTCTGCACAAATTTATTGTTGCTGGCTCTCTGCGGATGTGATGTCCTTCCAGCGCTTTAGTAAAGCCTCTGTAAGGTCTTCGTATTGGTTCCATTCTACACGAGCAGAACCTAGAAGGTTTCGTTTGGCAAACTCGTCAACAGCAGCCTCTATGAGAGAACGGGTATAAACCCGATTTCCTCCAGTCTTCTGACCTTTTAAAGTCTTAGACCGAAGTCGATACGGGGCACGTGGGATATATCCCTTTCGTTCCCATAAACGAACTGTGACAATTGTCTTTTCCAATGCTTGTGCCAATGCACCGATTGTAAAGACTTCAGTTTCCTTTCCACCTAATGTTTTAATGATTGGGTTTTCATCCCAACCATTAGTCTCACCGTTTTTACGGCGAGAAACCTTTGGGTTTGGTTCTCTTCTTTTATTTTTTGAACCAGGAATGTATTCGAGGTCTTTAAACGCCTCGATAATTTCGTCTTCTCCACGTAATCCTGCCATAGTTATCTCTTATTCATCACCAATGCCCAGACCACAGTCTGTGGATACATTTCATCTATTTCTTCTTCTGTAAGTTCATCACTGTAAAGAGCGGCCATCAAAGCATCTTCATCAATAATTTCAACAATCTTGACTAACTTTTCACGAAGACCTTTCTCATCAATGATGTCAAATGCCACATCTTCATCAATCTTTCGTGTCACACGACGTTGTTTAGTAAGCGCTACAAATTCGTCTAATTCGTCTGGAAGTTCAAGAATCAAGTTACCCTTGTCATCTTGTTCTCCACGCTCTTCAATTTGAACAAAAAGTTTTTCTCTTAATTCTTTCTGACGCTTTTCTAACTGCTCCATCTGCTTTTTTGTATACGCATACTCTTTTGCTTGAGCAATTAACTCATCTTGTTCCATACGTGGTTCGGTTTCAGATACTCGTGCCATTGGCCCCTCCTACTTTAGTCTGAGATATGAAGTTCAAAAGACTTCCTACTGTCAAGTCTACACCACCACGAGAGTTGATTCCCTGACCGTCCATTACCGCATCAGCAACAGCGTTCTTCTGCTGAAGCATGTCAAACTGGCGTTCCTCAATAGAGCCCTTCATTAGGATGTCTTGAATGGTAATGGTAGGCCAACGGCTAGATGCTCTCTTGATTCGACCATTTCGCTGTACCGCTAGACCAGCGTTCCACGGCAAGTCATAGTTAATCAAAAGATTTGCATTAGGCAAATCAACACCATATCCGCCTGCATCTGATGAAATAAATATTCTGCAGTCTGGGTTATTTAAAAACTTTTCTTTACTCTTTTCTTTTTCTTTAGAATTCATTTCTCCTGTATAGACAGTTCCACCAAGTTCGCTATGAATGGCTGCCACTGCTCCAAGGTAAGAAGTAAACACAACAACCTTTGCATCGGGGTCAGTCTCTAAATGGTCGTTTACATATTGTTTTAATGTGTCAAGTTTTGGATTGCCCATTCCACGAACTTTTATATGACCGTTAGTCCACAAATAGTTTGCATAAGCGCTTCCA